ATTTAATCGACACCGCCCCCCGGGATTTCTCCCGACAGGTTAGGTGAAGACTGCATAGTGGCTTCACAAATTTCTTATACTTCCATAGGAAATAAAGGAATCGGATGGCCACTTACCTCTGTGTTACGCTTCACGCGCCATTGAGGTGTACTTGCTGATTGAACGATCTGATGCCAATCAGGATCGGCGCCTAGGTGTGGTAATGGATCTAAAAGTTCCATATCGTACCATCGGACGTGATTCTGAAGCATTACCTGGTTATTAAATTGAAAATAACGAAGTAGTGCTGGCATACCATCAATTTGGAATTTGGGATATGAAACCCCAAATTTCCACCGAGCATCGTGAGGAGAGCAAACTGAAGTCAATGACTGCAGCTGTGAACCCCCTAAAAACTCAGATGGAACAAATGATCGTCTAAGCTCAAGCCATAAGGGCTCAAGCGAAGGATCGCAGATGACACCGTCATCGTCCGCCGACCAACGTCGAAGGGCATTAAGCAACCAAACTACTCGCGAGAGCGAGTTAATCGGTTTCCTAATATAAAACGGTGTAACATCATAACCGTCGTAATAGTGTTTACCGCAAGACTCCCGAAAGGGCCCTTCAGTAAACGTCTTCTTCTCATTAGTTGTGAAACCAACGCATCGAAGCGTTTCTATTACAGTCACAGCAGCACGAGTATGACAGATAATGTCATCCCCATACACTGAAACAAGCTGAGTTTCCGATATTGGCCTTGCCAACACAGGATAAAAGTCATCGTAACACTCCGTAGACGCCTTAGAAAGCGCCCAGAAGAGTAATGACTCTAACTCAAAAGTATACCCGTTACCCATAGTACTATGCTTTTCCCATATGATTTGCCGGTTGTCACCGGTATCAGGATCAGCAAAAGTGCCTATTGGAGAACGTAGGTCCTCGAGAAGCTCCACCCATGGAAGGGGAAGCAACTTGTAAACAAGGAGCCTAGATATCGAATCCGAGGCAGATTTTAAGTCGATAGTCGCGAGACTACCGTCCGTAGATCCAACCTTGGCCAGACGTTGATTGATAGATTGATCGTTTAAATCAATCCCAGCGCGACTCTTGAGACGTTTACGAATAAACGTACCAACAGAACGTTGGAGCGCCATGTTAATACATGGTTCTTTACAAGCAGCTCGGTCAATATCAGTAGACTTCGGTACAGTGAAGACGACGTTTCCATCGCATAATTTGAGCTTATCCCACGCACCAGTACTACACCAAAGTGGTGTAGCAGTGATGAGAGAATAAGCCAGAGCATGCGCTTTCGGCGTTACCCCCAAACCTTTGTCACCCTTATATTTAAAATAGGGGTCGCCCTCCTTCTTTTGATACTTCACAGTAGCGCCAGAAGAAAAGCCAGAGTCGCACAGTACATCTCTCGGTAACTCACCGAGTACGTACCAGATCCAGTCGGACGCACGAGCCACAATACGGTCAAGGTCAATCATTGTACTAGGTAGAAACCCAGTACGATTAATCTCGCCGCAAACAGCATCGGCATCTAACATTTTCTGAACGGCTCTAGACGCACGTAAGTCGGCAGAAACGCCATCGCGAGGAAGCTTAGTTAAGGCTTCTTCTTGAAGGTATTTCCACTTAAACTTATATGCGCCACGGGCACCATCTGGAGAGCATTTTACAATGCGCTCTACCAGGGTGTCAGGACAAAGGGGCTGATTGGCAACATGCAAATCAGCCTTTTTAGCTATCGACAGAACTTTCTGTCGTAGTCGAGTTGTGTGAATCATCAAGATTCTCCAGGGCTTCAGGCCCAACAGTCTGAGGTTTGCGGCTTAGGTCTCCGGTTTTGCAGTTTGAAATTAGCAAGAAGAATCGAATTTCGATCCTTTTGAATGCTAACAAAAACCACTTTACCAAATGCCTTCACCATTCTCGAACACAGCTTTTACAAGCGCGTTATCTAAAGCAGATTTACACAATTGAATAACAATTGCGCGATCTGTATCAGATGCAGTGTGTGGCGACATAAACTCGAATTGACCAAAGATCTCATCAGTTACAACGGAATTACCCGCTGAATCCAAAGAGGTTACTGGTTTAACAAGTTTCATCGTTATACGCTGACGAGTTTTGTTCTCAGTTACTGAAATTCGCAACATTTGTTCAAGGTCTCGAGAGACCTCGGCATCTGTACGCAAACTTGCAGTAGTTCCGTTACTCGATACGGGGGCGAACGTAAAGCTCGCTGCGGAGTCATCAGTTAAAGTGACTGGTGCTAATACGGGCATAAGTGCCTCCTGACTAGCGTCTAAGTTTCTGCAATAGTGCAGCAACATTTAGCGCTTTATTTACGGTTAAATCATCAAACACAAAGCTTAATGAAGGTGATGGAAATGTTTCCATAGTATCGCGGCGGTAAGCCTCAGTCTTGTACTTACAAGATCTGCGGTCAAATTCGCCAGTGCTACCATTTTCAACTTTGTACTTAACAGTTGTCTTAACGTCGATTTTACGCGACGTAGTACCACTAAGGAAAACTAATCCTTGTGTGGCAACGGTCTCGGCAAGAAAATCGCCGACATCGATGACATAGTCAACTAACCAGCTGTACGGAACCGCTTCCCAAGCGGTTGCTGGATTGGAAGTTAAGCCTAAGGCTTTCCTTGCAATCAGATCTGGATCCCTGATCCGATAGTTAACCACCACTCTGTGGAGGTCGGCCATCTTTTCTTGGTACTCCTGCTTACGATAAGTCCATTCATTGGTCTCAGTATAATTATTTGACATAGCCGTTCTTATGCGGCCACGAAAGATGTTATGTTGAGGATCAATGAACAAATCTACAGCATCGGAGATGTCCGAAATCAAAGGCCGAATAGCAAAGTTCGTCTCAAGTATTAAACTTGATAAGGCGTCTGCGCTAGGGTTTCTCCCTTGATTTCTAAAGACATTCCAGTTCTTCAACTTCTTTGGATTGAATCCGAGAACTCGGCCCATTTTAGGAAGATCTCCTCGCTTTGCAGCAACGAGACCGTCTATCAATTGGCCGGATCTCTTAGAGATCCAGTTGACAGTATCTTTCATCTCTACTAATATTACACCCATATCTAACGAAGCTTTTCCAAGCCCAGCTAGTATGCGTTTGTTCAACCGCGCCACAGTTGGCGCATCGAACTTAGTCAACGACTTTTTAGTCGCATGATTGTAATAACAGCGGTAGCCGGGTAACCAGCTACGTGAGTACTTAGTACCCGCCGAAATGGCGTTATCAAAACCACTGTTGTAATAGTAAACATATTTGGCAGGTGGCGTGTAGTCAATATATCGACCGCGCGTCCTCCGCCTATTTGCACTATTACCACAAGTAGTTGTTTCTCTGTATAGGTCCGTAGGCGTAAAGCCGTTCGAATCTTCAGAAGCACCGTAGTAAACTTTAAAGAAACCGCTATGTAAGCCAGTTGTCTGAACCGTCGATGTTGAAGGATAAACGATCCGTGAGGATCCTGAACCCCGATACAAAGCGCGAAATTCAGATTTGTCTGGACTTGCCATATAGGCTCCTTTAAAGTAATGAAACGACGAGAGAAATCTCGCCGTATGAACCACACTTGTGGCAGAGTCAAAGAAGACTCTAAC